AAAGGAGCTTGCGCGGGATTGCGGAGGAATGACAGAAAAAAACGGATTCATTATTTTTATTTACTTTCGGCCAAAGTTTTTGAGTTTAGCTATTTTATTTTGCAATTCAGGACGCCAATGGCTTCGCCAGCTTAGTCTCATCCATAATAGCTGAGCCCTCCACCCATACTTGACCCATGTGGCTCTATGTTTAGGTCTTCTTCGAAGTCTGAGGAGCCTGCCCCGATGCCCTGCCCAGTAGCTACCCCCCTCCGTCTTTACCCTACCCCTTGCTATATCTAGGATTGCGCCAGGTGATGCGCTGTAATACCCGGTCTTGCTTTCTACCGTTGCAGCTTCTGCATAGTGATTGGAGGTTGTTGAGATCATGGTTGGGCTCGCCTTCCCCTGGAGGAACGATGTGATCAATTGTCCAGTCCTCACCGGTCAGCTCCTTCGCACACGAGACACAGATCGGCTCCAAAACAGTCTTCGCATACGTCCTCGCTTTTGCCCAAGCCGTAGATTGGTGCCATGATGCCATCTGCTAATCCTTTCAATTGGTTATCTTGAATCTTCCAATACTCTAACTCTTTGATGATTTCTTCAACGGTGAGAATGTCTCCAAGTGCATAGTGAGCATCGAGAAACTCTACGAACTGATTCCTGGCATACCTAACGCCATTCAAGAAGCCATCTGAATACACCGATGTCTTGAAGCTTTTGATTACTTTGTCCACCTTCTTTTGGTTCACTTTAGATCCGCCTTTATTAGCTTGAGTGAGCTGTCTATTACCCAACAGCTTGAGTGTTCGCATGATCCTTCAGTTGCATACTCAAAACAGATTTGCTTATCCAGCTCTCTGATGATCCTGTTGCGCTCGATGGTTCTGCCTTCGCTTACGCCTAGGTTAAAGCCCAGGATAGATAGTTCTGTAATTTGGTCTTTGTGCTTATCGACTATCTTCTCGAAGTCCATCATCGACTCCAATCAGCTTTTAGAAACAGAATTGAAGCTGCCAACGCCAACAGCCCTAGGGTTGGTTCGGCTATTGCAAAACCTAGGATTGTGACCGATATGACAACGGTTAGTGCCATAGTTATTCTCATTATGTTTAGCAATTTGTTGCCTTTCTGTGTGTGGTATGTTAATTATGGTTATCAGCTAGAGGTTTATGTGGTTTATCCGCAGTTTGTTATCAAATTGTTATTTGTAGACACCTCGAGCGATTAGCTCGCCTCGATGGTGAGTGCCACACTTGGCGCACTTGTATTTCCTGTATCGCCCAGCTCCAGACATCTGTGAGCCATGCGGACGGACGTTGCTATCCCCACAGTTCTTGCAGGCTTCAGGTCTGCCCTCGCTTGCTCCAACGTGAGGGTGATTCTTTATCCAGGGAAGCAGAATGTCATAAAGATCCAGGAGAAGGTTTACATCCTGAATCTGGTATTCCTTCATCATCTTCCAGGCTTTAGGGATACCGGCCATGCAGTCGAGCCAGAGCTGAAACCCTGAGTGTTGCACCTTAGCTCCAACGCCTAGCTTTTGGGCTACGTAGTCGAGCTTGTTGCTTGGGAACTTGAATTGAGACCTAACGACTTTCATTAGATCTAGTTCTATCCAAGGGCTAGGTGGTAAGTAGCCATTCTCTATAAACTCGCGCTTTATGTGCTTCGAGTCAAAGGCTGCGCTATTCCAACCGATTAGGACATCGGCTTCATCCATGACTTTATGTAATTCATCCAGCATCGCTTCTTTACCATGATGGTGAACTGACTTGAAGATTACCTTGTCGCTTCCAAGCCATCGAGCTCCCCAGCATAAAACTTCAGTGGAGCGCTCTATCTGTGTTATTGCTATGTTCTGATCCCAGAGTCCCCATACATGAGCCAAGTTCGGTGAGGTCTCTAGATCTAAAAATAGAATCTTCATAGCCTCAAACTAGGCCTCTGCGCTTGCGGTCTATCTCCGACACGCCCTGCGTTATCAAACTGTTATCGAATGGTGTCAGGCTGATTAGAACACCTGGTTCATGTAAGTCGTTGTAGTTCTTCCTGGCAGTTAGATCGACAACATAGCTGTCATCTTTGATTACTCCCGATTGCGTGAGGCTATCAAAAACTGCGCGTGTGAGCTTATCGAGATCATAGGTTTGGGTTGCGTATTGCCTGGTGACGGTCTTGGGCCTTCGTAGCCAAAAGGTCAATGACACCGAGACAGCTACATCGAAGCGATTGTCGAACTCCATCATTTTGAGCTCGAGCATCTTCTTCATGTGCTCTCGCCAAGCTGGCAGGTCTTTGTTGGCTTCTACTAGGACTATGTGAGCTCCTCGATTGAATGCCTTCTTAGATCCTTGCGGTCTTGGATCACCGGCAATAAACAACTCGAACATTAGAACGGGTTATTCTGCGGTATTCCTGGTGGTGGAGCCATGATGTTTATTACGTCTTCGATTGGAGTTGAGCTTTTAGGCTCTGCAGCCTTGATTAGCTCTACTAGCGAATTGTTCAATGAGTGCTCCACAACCTGTTTGGTTTCCTGACCGGGCTTGTTGTAAGTTCCGACCTTGGTTCCGAGCGAGCCTTCAGCTTTGATCTCATCGTCCTTCTTGATGTTTGTGCCATTGTCTAGCCAAACAGTCCATAGGCGATTACGTGCTTCGCCCCTGAAGTCGTAGGTCTCCCAGACCTTGAGTCTTGGGTATCCTTCGTTTACTACTTCAGCTACTTTTCCGTAGATTGTGATTACTGCCATTTCTGTGTTTTCCTTTCTAGTGTTCTTTTAAGTTTAAGTTAATTATTAGTTAACTTTAACGCGACATCTACGCCGTCCCGTGACGTCGTGGGTGTCACCCCGATGAGTCTTAAATGACGTCCCGTCTTGCCTTTTTTGACGCCCCGTAGTTTGTGACTCAAAGTGCCGTCGCATCCTTCAGGACAGTCTATCTGGATCCAGTAGCGGTTTGTGATTCTGTCGAACCGATACCCGATTCCGTCATGTTGCGACATCTCAACTTCACCGAGCTCGACCAGCTTTTGTAGGTTGCGTTGAACTTGCCTAACGGAACACCCGGCTAATGATGCCAGGCGAGATTGTGATGGGTAGCAGCCTTCTTCAGGATCATCTCCCAAATGCCACGCCAGAGCCGTCAGGACGGCCCGAGCTGTGCCGGTGCTATGTGAGTGATGCAGAACGGCTGATAAGGCTTCTAGACTCATCCTGTGCCTTCCTAGGGCTATACTGTAAATGCCCATCGTGGTTGGGTGACGCCATAAGCGTCGGGCTGTGACTTTTCTGTGGGTCACAGCCCTTTCACTTTACTTGGCCTTTATGGAATCCGCTAAGCCTTTGATGGCTTCAAGGACATCGTTATCAACTTGTGACTTTAGAGCCGTGTTGTAAATAGTTCTTAGTGTTTCTAGATCCTTGTTGGCTGCAGCTTCAGAAGCTTCCTCGATGTAGTTCCTAGACTCTCGCGTTGCCTTGATCATCTCTTCCCGCGACGGGCGATTCTTAGAAGTGCTTAGTCCAAGGGTTGCAAGTCCTCGACCGATTGCAGAGCTGGCACAATTCTCCAAGAAGCTTGCCCGATTGATATGGGTCGAGCCTCGAGTCTCATGCGCCCAATCTACTGATGCAGGTCTAACGTCTTCCCGGTCAGTAAAGATTGAAGCTTGAACTACAACTTCGGTTTCATTGATTAGTTTGATTTCTGTGATGATGCGTCCCTGAGGCCATGTCTTCCAAAACTTCTGGATGCGGTCAGCAACGGTTTCGTAATTTGATAGATCGAATGCCATCTGTGTTTTCTCCTATTTAAATGTGATAAAGGGTTTGCCGTTTCGGGCTTGAAGTGAGATTACCTTCTCGCCCTGGTAGAGACCATACTTGATTCCGTTAAGGAATGCGAGAACCGCCGACTTTTGTGCCTGGAGCGCATTGGCCCAGTAATCAGCTTCCGACTTGGTTGCGACAAGGTTAGACCAAAGTGATCCAAGCTCCATTTCGCCTTCCTGTAAGCCTTCAGATAGCTCCCTAACGGTTTCGTAAGTGGATGAACTTCCGTCATACTCAGGGGCCTTATTTGATGTCACAAGGCCGTAGAAGGCTCGTACAGCCTTTTTCATGTCCTTCTGAAGGGAATCATCCCAAACGACCTCAAACTCCTTCCATTCGCCTCCTGCGACCGCTACGACGATACCGCGCTCTAGACCTAGAACTTGAAGGTAATGTTGAACTTGAAGGTTATAGTGCTCAGGTAGCTCGTCCCAATACTGCCTGGTGAACTTAATCTCTAGCACTCCGAGCTTGCCATCTTCCCATTCGATGATGCCGTCGGGATTGGCTTTTAGAATTGGGTTAGCAACGCTCTGCCAGGTTCCAGTCTCATAGACCTTTAGCCAGCCTTCGTTTTGCTCTCTAAATAAATCTCGAATCGGAGCTTCAAAAGCTGTGCCAAGTTTCATCGGCATCGATGGTTCAATCTCATCGCTTAGCTGGCCGGTCTTCTCGGCCCAAAGCTGATAAGCAGATTTCCATGGTGACTTGCCCATGAGTGCGCCAATATCGCTACCGCCAATGCCTTCACGTGCAGCGTGCCATTCTTCAGAGTTAGGCTCAAAGGTGCCTAAATACCTGCCGAAGCCTAAAGCTTCTATCTTCTGTGTAATCTCCATGGCCCGATCCTATTGACCGGGTGTGACATTATGGCTGAGGCTCGTCTTCTTTAGCTGTTTGGTAAGCCTCTTGCACCGAAGCTCCGATTCCAAATGCGTCATCGTTAGGGTCTAGTGATCTAACCAATGGGCCTAGGATTCCAGCGATAAGAGCTGAAGCTGTAATCGTTCCAGGATCTTCAATGCCGGCTAGAACCAATGCTCCGACCGCTGCCAATGCAGCTCGAAGGTAGCTCCAAAGTGCCTTGCGTAAGTGCGCCCAAGTTTCTGGTTTCATTATTTGTCCAATCTTGCTTTGATAAATGGCACTGGATCTAGATAGCCTTTGCCGTTTGCATTCCAAGTATAGAACCGACCTGACTGAATCTCGAAGTGTAAATGAGGCCCGGTTGATTCTCCGGTGTTGCCCGACTCTGCAACCAAGTCTCCCTGGCTAACTTTCTGACCTTTGATAACGGCTAGAGATCCCTTGCGAAGATGCATATAAGTAGCTGTGTAGAACTTGCCAGCATCCTTGAATTGGATTCTCACAATGTAGCCACCGCCAGCCGGTTCGCCGTTCTTGAACTTTAGGGTGCTTGGGCCGGCATAAGTCACCTTGCCATCAGCGACCGCGAATAGCTTGCGACCGATTGCCGAAGCGTAGTCCGTGCCGTTATGGTGTTTTCTGTATCCCAAAATCGGATGTATTCTCCATCCAAAATCATACGTAATTGGAGGCAGGGGTTTCTTGTAGGGCCAGATCACTATCTTACAATCGCCTGGTTTATTGTCAAAGCTCCATGAGCTGCAATCTTTACATCGCCAGTTGACGCGTTAGATACCTGAATGGCGTAAACATAATTTGAGTCTCGAAGCAACAAGGTCTGTTCTGGAGTAAGCGTCAAGGTAATCACGTAAGTCGAAGAGTTAATTGTCGGTGTGGCAGAGGTTACCAAAGGGCCGAAGGTTGATTTTCTGATTTGGAATGTTGCGGTATATCCGGTCAAGTTAACAACTGTCCCATTTGAATTTTCATAGACAAAAGTTTTGACTAACCTGGCACCTGCGTCAATTGTGAAGTTATTTGGTTCGCTCATTATTTAGCTCCTAAGCTGATTATTAATCCGATTATTGAAACAAGTGCAGCCGAGAGTCCTGTGTAAGCAATCTTCTCAATCCAGGCTAAACGGGCCAAAGTCAGTTCGACTTCTCTAAGCCTGTCTGGAACATCATCAAGGTGATCCAGTTTTTGCAAAATCTTGATCAAGGTTTCACCGTGCTCAATTTGCTTAGCGTAGATTGCGTTTTGGGTAATCCTCACGCCCGTAGTCTCGTCTGCCATTATGGAATAATGTTTTGAATCGGAGCTACTATTGAGCCGTCAGGTAAAAGGTAAGCCTCGGAATTTATTGAAAAACAAAAATCTAATGCTTCTTCTTGGGTCAGCTCTGTAAAGTTCCAGGATTTTAATTTTTTAGGATCAACTAAATCGCTGACATACCCGAGGATTGTTTCATTACAAACCCAAGCACCTTGCGCTTGAGCACCTAATTGTGCAATTTTGTCTTCTGGCCCGGTTCCGTACTGAGGGTCAATAAAATTCAGTTTCCAGGTGGCGTATTTCAAGACAGCTCCTTTTTAGTTTTCTCTACTTCTGCAACAAAGCTTTCAAGGATACCAGCCTGTTCCATAGCTTCAATGTGAGATGGGTTTACGCTTGCACCTCCCATTAGCATGGCTTTAGCGTTATTAGTTAGTCTTGCTTGCCAATAGTTAGGTTGAGCTGCTTCAATTTCTTTTCGTGTATATTTGTGGCTAAAAGTGTCAAAAATTTCCAATAGATGTTTCATTTCTCGTTCTGCTCCAACCATGGCAAAAGCAGTTTGAGCAAGACCCAATTCTAGTTCTTGGGCTTTTAGTTCATCAAGATCATTACCTGTGGCTCTGAGTTTCGCAATTTTTAGCTCTGATTTTTTTACATTTATTACTGCAAGCTTGTATTTGTAAATAGCGTCTTGTAGCTCTATAACTGTTTGGTAATAGCGCATCTCGTCGGTTGCATGTTGTCCCAAAACAAAACGCTCTAGCTGAAAGCGTGAGCGTGGCTGCTGAACCTCTGCTATTGCTTTTTCAATTTCTTGAAACACTAAAAAACACCTTCATCAGACATACCTCCTGGATAACGAGTAGCAGCAGATAAACCTGTTCCAAGAGTTGTTCTGGTATCGCCCGGGAATGCAAATTTGTCCACCCTGCTAGTCCTTGCCCCATCAAATCCACCAGCAAAATAACCGGCTACCTCGGTATTAGCCATGGCTGCAAGGTTGTAATTTGCAACGGATAAGCCGGTTCCCAATGTTGTTCGCGTATCAGATGGGAAAGAAAACTTATCAACAGTTGTAACAAGTGGAGCCGGTACCTGTCCACCACCGACATAACCAGCAACGCCAGCATTCGCCATACCCGCGGCTCCACCTCTTGAAGAGGACAGGCCTGTGCCGAGCGTGCTTCGGGTATCTCCTGGAAAAGCAAATTTATCCACTGTAGATGTTGGGCCAAAACCACCAGCGGAATAACCTGCTACTGCTGGATTACCAAAACCAGTTACTTGATCTACAGCAGCCGATAAACCTGTTGCAAGAGTTGTACGAGTATCTCCTGGAAAGGCAAATTTATCGACAGTACTTACGGCAGCCGAACCGTTATAACCACCACCGTAATATCCAGCAACTCCATAATTGGCAAAAGATGAAGATGCTGATCTGGCTACGGATAAACCTGTTCCTAAAGTAGTTCGAGTATCCGCTGGAAAGGCAAATTTATCGACAGTAGCAACAACTCCTCCAGAACCACTACCTCCAGCAAAATAGCCAGCAATTCCAGAATTAGCCATTCCAAAAGCAAACAATCTACTAGCGGATAAGCCAGCCCCTAAAGTAGTTCGAGTATCCGCTGGAAAGGCAAATTTATCAACTGTTGTAACAGTAGCGCTTGCTGCGGTTTCTCCTCCACCAATATATCCAGCTATGGAACTCCGAGCACCTCCGCTTCCAGCTAATATTCCCAATGGTATAAGCATGCTTAGCCTAGGTTTCCAATCAAGTAGTAAACCCCTGAGCCACCGAATACAACAGAAGCTGCAGCGTATTGTTTAGCAGTCTTTACCTTGGCATCTGCTGAAGATAGTGTGACTCCAGCTCCAGCTGCGAATGTAATCTGCCCGGCACCTGCCTGGATAAAGTCGATACGATCGCCCTGCTGTGTTAGCACGTTATCGATTGTAATTGTAATTGCTGAGCCAGTTGAACGGATTGTAGTTCCAAGGTCAGCTGCAACGATTGAATAGTTGGCAGACTTGTCCGACCAACCAGAAGGCTCATCGCCTAGATCTACCCAAGCTGTGCCTGAGTAATACTGGAAGCGATTGACGTCCTCGAGCCAGCTAAGCATTCCCTCATTAGGAGTAGTGATAGCTGAAGCGCGAGCTGTTGAGTTTGAGAAGACCATGACCGACTGCCTCATTAGGTAATCGTTTAGATCTGAAGCCGGTAAGGTGCTTCCATTAGAGAAGACTTTGAATGCCATTTGTTATGCTGCTTTCCATAGTTCGAGAGTTGTGAACCAGTTGTCTACATCGATGTCATGGTTTACCTTGATGATAGTGTAGTATCCCACAATATTGAGCTGATCCTTAGTATAACTGACCCCAACCAAAGTTCCCGGTGTAAACACCGCTGCTTCAGTTAGGTTTCCTAGCCTGTCCTTGGCCGGAGTGCTGACTTGACTAACTAGCTTTGTTGGAGCTTGCTCGTAAACGGCAGTAGCCCAACGGTTTAGTTCGGTCGAATCGGTTGTATTGATTTCCACGTCAATAGCTGATTCTCCGTAGAGATCGATAGAATCCTGGTCTCTTAGGATGACAAAAGTTTCAGGATCAGAAGTCAAAGATACCTTTAGAGAGTTGTAAACAGCATCGGCATCCGAGCTGACCACAATCTCCGATAGGCATAGGTGATAAGGGCTAAGTGAGTGGTCGTTGCCAATTATGTATGTGGTTGAAGTTCCGGTTTCCTCTTGTGGTCTAGGAATGACGGTTAGTTCTTCTGTGTCTTGATCTATCCAAACAACCGCCAGCCCTACGGAGATTGCATCGTTGATAATGTCCGGAACCAAAACGTTAGTTATATCCACCGAAGGAATCTTGCCCTCAACTGGAAGAGAATGGCTGGCTAAAGTAGTTCCGGTCTTGATTGATAGAAGCTCAAATACTTCATCGACCGTGGCATAGGTTCCTCCTGGCAGACCGGTTGTATCCCACTCATCAATACGAAGGTTCACAATTGACTTGTAAAGGTCAAAGGCTCTAATGCGAATCAGGTTCGGGCCCTGGGGGAAGTAAGTCACGTCTATGGTGTCGATATAGCCCACAAATAGAACTCTGTCTAATTCCTCAGAATCAAGTCTTACTCGAATCTTTGTGTTAGCCCTAATGTTCTTGTTTACTGTTGGATCTAGGTCAAAGCTCTGAAGGGTTATGTTGGCCGTGCCTGGCTGTGGTTGGAAGTAGATTGCATCGGCAATAGCTCCACCAATGCTTAGACCAACCCTAGAAGTCTCGCATCCAACATCTTGCCACTTGAGACCTGAGCTTGGAGCAAGGACGTCGTTGCCACCGATTAGAGAAAGGTTGATTGTAAACTCATCGAAGCCACCGAGAACATCGTCCCCACCCAAAAGGCTAATTCCTAGGATAAAGCTGCTTCCATCCTCGTCGGGAAGTAAAAACTCGACTACAAGATTGTTTTCAATGTTAAAGTTTGGAATCATTGTGCTCCGAGACGCCTAAGCGCAGCTGAAGTAATTGAAGGTGATCCTGAGGTCTTTGTTCCCTTGTTGATTGCGTCTGCAATTTCCTTGGGGGTTACGTTGCCCTTGTTGATGTTGATTGTCACGTTTTGCTTTGGCTGTTGGAATGCATCGCCAAATAGTCTGCCGGTTTCTGAGTAACGTGTGTCTCCAGATAGAATCCTCGATGTCTGTCCTCGAGCAACGCCTTCCATGTATCCACCGACTGCAGCTCCAGCGCCAACTCCAGCTAGTCCAGCTCCAACCCCAGCTCCAACAGCTCCAACTGCACCTGCCAATAGGGCTGCTGCCTTGTAGGCGTTAGCAGCTCCGGTCGCGATGTTCCAGGCTGTCGTGACAGCTCCGATCGCAACAACCATCGGCACTAGCCAGTTCTTGTTCTTATCTACCCAAGCAACCAGCTTGATTCCTTCTTCGATGATGGCCACAATGCCATCGACAATTTCCTGAAGTTTTGCCTGACCTTCTGGGGTAGCCAACCAGGTAGAGAACTTTTCCAATACTGGAAGAAGGGCCATGCCCACTTGCTCTTGCATCTCTCCAAAGATGATGTTCATTCTCTGGTAAGGATCTAGATTTGCTGCCTTTTCAGCGCTACCTGCAAATAGCTTTTCAAGCTCAGCCATTGGGTCTTTAGCGCCCTTGATTGCCGGAACAAGTCTTTCAAGTGCTCCAGTAGTTCCCTCGGGCCCAACAGCGCGAGACAAGGCTGTGGTAACTGCGTCTAGGCTCTTTCCAGTTCCAGCTGCGATGTCGAGGGCCAAAGACATAAGCCTGGTCGATTCCTCGACGTCACCGGTTGCTCGGGCTAGCTTGGCAAAAGCCGGTCTAATCTCATCGTCTGCAACCGAAGCTTGAAGTTGCATTTTCTTGATTGATTTTTCAACCGATGCGATTTGAGCATTGTTAGCTCCAGTAGTGTTCTGGAGAGCTGTGGCCAAAAGACCTTGGCTCTTCTGATCCTCGACGGCTGCTTGAGCTGCCTCTTTAAGCTCTCGGGTTATTAGTGCAAACGATAGACCAACACCGATGGTTGCAAAAGCTCGGCCAATTCCTGAGCTAATCTTCTTAGCTACTCCTTGGAGTCCTTGGAGCTGTTTGTTAGCTCCCTGAGTAGCCGAAGTTAGCTTCTTGAACTCACCAAGGATTTCTACATTGAGGACTAAGCTCATTGGTCTCTACCATCTTCCAAAACTTTTAGGAAGGCTGCAAACTCGATTAGAGTCAAAGCTTTATACTCTGACGGGCTAATGTTGAATGCCTGGCAAAAGCCGGCCATTCTACGAGCCGCTTGCTCCCTTATTCTTTTTTTGCTTCATCACCCTGAACCAAAGCTACTGCCTGGCTAAGTGTGAACTTGCTTGCTTCCTCGATCGTAAACTTGGGGTTATCCCTTTTCATTACGACCCAGATAAAGCTTTTTAGTGCTTTGCCCTTAGGTTTGCCGTTGCCAAAGGCGCTATCAATGCTTTCGCCAACTAGGTTCTCGATGGTTTCTACTTCTTCGAGAGTTAGGCTTTCAAAGTCAAATGCGTTCATTCTGTGGGTATTCCTTTCGTGGAGTTTGTTGCTATCAGCTTATCTAAACTTCTGTAGTAGTTCTGGTAAACCTCATCGCGCGTAATGCCTAAAGCCTTTACAAAGAATGGCTGTGGCTTTATGTTGCGCTTGAACCAACCCCAATGAATAGGGTTAGCGTAGGGAACCGATTTGTTATTACCTGCAGACACCGATACTCGGTTCAAGGACTTGGAAACCCTGATGCTGTTGCGTAGGGCTCCAGTTCTAACCGGGGCTAGAGCTCGGGCCTGACCTGCAACCAACTCTCCGGCCTCGGAGCCAGCTGCCTTTATCTCAGCAGTTGGAACTCCGATAGCCTGGAGAGCCTTTATAGCCTGTTTGAGCCCTGCTACTTTGATGCCAGCAGGATCAGCCATAACTAAGCGGTTGCGTCTACTTCGACACCGTAGAAGATGTCTGAAGCTGGGGTGTGAGGAGTGTTTACCACGGTCAAGGTTACGCTGAATACTGCGGTCTCGTTGCTAACCAAAGCTAGTGGAGGAATCTGGTCGAATGTGACAGTTCCTTTGTAGTGAGGCTGGCTTGAAGACGGGCTGGCGTTTCCGTTAGGCGCGATAGTGAACTGAGCGGTTGAACCGAAGTTGTCCCATAGAACGCGGTAAAGGCTTGCAGCGTCTCCGGATACAATTCCGTCTAGCTGTAGTGACCATTGGCCACCGACGCGAACCTCACAGAAGGTCTGGACATCGCCAGGAGCGTCATCGAGAGTTAGCTGAACCAAGTTAGCGTCGCAAGCGTATTCGGTTGCG